TGTATGCTTTCGGTTTACCTTTTGAGCTACCTGCGTGTATTCTATCCATTTGTTCAGGTGTTAGATATTCCAAAGGTGTCTTTGGATCTGTGTTGAGTTGTATGTTACGCATAGCAACATAGTTGTCAGGCAGACTGTAAAACTCAGAATCTGCTACTGTATTTGCAGTAACCCTTGTCTCCATTCTTCTTATTTTAAAATCTCTTTTATGTCTTGTCTCAGCTAGAACTATAAAATCAGGTATAGAATCAGTTAGGTCTGATCTGTTTAACCAGTCTGCTATAGCTGTTTTGAGTTCTGAATAATTTGATATTGCCATTATATTCGCCTATTTGTTGTCTTTAGATACCTGTACTCAGGACTGTTTAATAATTTTCTTACACCCTCTTTATGGTCTTTGTTAAATAAATCAACCCCATATGTCCTTTTCCATTCATAAACTACAGTCATCGGTATACGAGCAGATAATCTAAACTCATCTGCCCTGTGATGATCTTCTTGTTGTAGTTTTTTGTTTGAGTCTATAAGGGGTTGTATATCCTCGATGTGTTCTATAGCGAACTCTCCTGTCGGATTATGATAGTGAAAGATTTGGTTTTTACCTATCTTTCTGCTCATTCGCTTAACTCATCTATGTATAAGTTTGCTGTTGAACTTGCAACTATAGCAGCAACTTTCATACCACCATCAATTTTAAATATTTCAGGGTCGTATGCACCTAGTATAGTTGAGCTAGTAGTAGCTGTTGGGTTAGCCCCAAAAGCAATATGAACACCATCGGTGTCTGCTATTACTCTTACATACTCTGTGTTTGCGTTTGTCGCTGCTGTTTGTTGAGAGCCAGTATTGACAGTCCTTTTGATTGTGTTTGTTACTCTCATTTTTGACATCTCTATCTCCTAATTACAAATGTAACTAATAATTTAGCTGTTCCTGTAGAACCACCATTTGTAATCATTTCGATAGTTCCATCTTCTTCAACTCTGTTAGCTGCTGTTGGTGTCGCTGTATCGACATCACCTGCTGCTGAACCTGAGTGAGCAACTGTTATGCCACCACCTGTTACTGCAACAGTAGCAATCTCAAATGAGATAGCAGCATTACCACCACTAATAGCACCCTGTAATGCAGTAATAATTTTGATGATGCGACCACCATCAGGTACTGCTACAAATGTGCTTGATGCAGTAGATATATCTTCTATCTCTGCTGTTATAAAATAATCGTTTAATGTTCTCATTAAAGTCTCCAATATTAATAACCCTCGTTCCGAAGCGATACCTTCTTCAAGGTCATTATTAAATGTATCTAAGTGGGGCAGGAAAACAATATGAGAAAAACCTGCCCCTTCCATGATAGAAAGTTACATGAAAAATATTTTTTATGAAGTTGTCAAGTCAGCAAGTGTAGCTGAAGATGCTTCATTTTTAGCGACTAATGTCCACTCAGTAAGTAGTAGTCTTTTTTCAGCATCACCAGTTTTTGCTAGTTCTTGTGTTTGGAAAGGTCTTAAGAAACCTGTCGCAAACATTTCTGTATCAACGATCAACGCACTTCTACCAGAAGAACGAAGGAATCTATCAGCAACAACTCTTACTTCACCGAAGTCAGAAACATAAACATCAATAGTAGCCACAAGACTTCTATCTTCTGCCATGTCCATACGAGTTGAGTTACCAGTAAATCCTGATACTTTTTGTTTGTTGAATGAACCAACAAGTAGTAGGTCTGGATCACCACCATTGTCAAAGCAAGATTTTAGCTCACCTTTTAATAGTGCTTCAGTTAAAACCCTTTGTGTTCCGTCTGTGACATCTCCACTAGAGTTCGAACCACCTGATCCATACGCATTGTTAGTTACTGTCCATGATTCAAAACCTCTTGACTTACGAGCTGCACCACCATTTCCTGATCCTGCTGTAGCATCGGTTTTGCCTGTAAGGTCTACTTCCATGTCTCTTTTGAGTTCTTTACCTGCTTTTGCTATTTGATAAGCAAGTTCTGAATCTCTACCTGCATGATTTACTGCTTCTTGTGTTCCTGAGACCATAACAGGTTTGTATGAAATCTGTGTATAGTTGAAAACACGAGTAGTAGCAGATAATGCAGCACTTGGTGAATCATCACCTTCTATTTGAGCATTTGATGCTGCTGATGCTAGGGAGTCAGTTTGCCATTCATGTTTTGTCGCTTCAGCATTACCTGCACCGATTGAAGACATAAATGGTGTATCTGTTGGAGAGATATCATAGATTACATTTTGTAAATCTTCTCTGTTACCTACAGCATCATAAGTTTCAAATGTATTACTTAATTGTGCCATTATTACACCTATGTGTTAAAAGTTAGTATTTAGACTAAGACATAAGGGATTTGATTGCTAATGCAGCATCATCGACCCTTCCTGATCTTTTAAGTCTTGCTCTGGTTTGCTTTACCTTTTCACTATTAACTTCAGACTTGGTACTAGGTGTACCAGGTTTTTGCACTTTCGGTACAACTTTAGCTTTCTTTTGACTAATCTTAGCTTCTAAAAGAGTTTCATACATCATAGCTTTATGAAGGACATCTACAGACCTAGCATCAATAAGACTATCGACTTCCTGTTCAGTAAAACCTTTTTTAAGGGCAAAAGACTTAATATTTTGTTTAAGTTTTGGTCCTTTTTCTGGGTCATTCCACTCAGGTAATCTTTGAGCCATTACTTCTTGCTGTCTTGCAAGTTCTTCATTCCACTTTGTTTGCATTTCTGCTTGTTGTTTTTGTGCAAGATTTTGTTGCTCCTCTGCAACTAATCTTTTATTTTCCTGAAGCTCCCTGTATTGATCTCGTTTGAGAGCATACTCCATTGGATCTTCTTCCTTGAGTTTAGTCCAGTCCACCGATTTGAACTCCTCTAATTTGGAATCGGCTTGTAAATTAAATTGTTCAAGTTGTGATTGGTATTGCTGTCTTTCTTGTTGAGTCGCTGCGAGTTCTTCATCCATCTTTTTGCGTTGCTCTGCCAATACTTGACTTTTTCTAGTGTAATCAGCTTGTCTACTATAACCAGACAATAGCTCATCCTCGGTGACCTCAGTATCTTTACCATCAATTTTGACAGTATATGTACGAGGTTCGCTGACTTGCTCTTGTTGGTTATCATCAACCAAGTCCTCTGCTGTTAATGTTTCAACAGCTTCGTTTTCAACTGATTCGGCATTTTCCATTGCCTGTTCAGAAACTGCTTCCTGAGTTTCTGTTTCTCCTTCAACTGTTTCAGGTTGTTCTTTTGAAGCCCTAATAGAGTCAAGAAGTGCTTTCTGTGCTGATTCAACATCAGTCACAGGAATCCCACTATGTTTACTTTCCTTTGTTGGTATACTTTCACTCATCATTTACCTCCTTTTCGTTCTTCTTCTAGTATCTGTCCATTTTCTACAGTTTGTACTAGAGTATTTTTAACTTCTAAGATGGCTCTTTGTTTATGATAAAGTGCTTCTCTTGTTTCGTTGTCCTTAATTTCTGTAGATATCCATTGTTGATATCCATTGTTAAGTACAGCATTAAATGCAGCTACCATTTGAGGGTTCTCAAGTATTAGCTTTGCATCTTGCCCTGCTTGTATCTGGGCTTGTTTTTTATCTTCGACCATTGTTTCTCCTCGATTCTATCTGCTATGCAGTTGTAGTTAATCGTTGTTGGTTATTTTTTGTTTAAGATGTTCCTCAGTCCACATCCAAGGAATTTTCTTTTTGCCAGTTAAATATCCACGAATATCATGGGGCTTATGCCCAGTTATTCTGAATAGTTCTTCGACAGAAAGTCGGTTTTTCAACATAAATGTTTGTAATTCGTTTGCTTTCAAATTGGTTTAAGTTTGTCTTCTGTTGGATCTTTTTGTTTAAATTGTTTTGCCAAATCTCTATGTGCTAACTTAGATGCTTGACAAACTGGATATCCTAAAAGAGTGTAGTAATCGTATCTTTTAGAATAAAATTCAGACCTTTTTTGCCCTTCTTCTTTTTTGGAATGTTGCGACATTAGTTGGTTTACCCCCAACACCTTGTGGCTTGGCTCTTTTTCTAGATACTGCTGATCTTATTTGAGATTTACTCATTCTTGCAGCTTTAGCAGCAGGTACACATTTAGGGTACTTGCGACCACTTCCTTTAGAACGACCACACTTTTTAAATCCACCACCTTTTTTTGGTGAACCTATATCAACCCAGTTTTCTTTGAACCATTTAGTAAGTCCACCTGTGGACCTAGCCACTTCGGTAACCTCCACCTCTTTTCTTATAAGTTCTAACTAGCCAAGCATTTGCATAAGCAGATGGATAGACTTTGAACTTTCTTTTAGCTTCAGCTTTTACTCTTGAATATAGAGCAGGATTGGTTGGTACATTTCTGCCCTTTTTAGCTTTAGCCATATCTACCACTTTTTTGTTTTTTTAACACACCTCTACCCATAAGGATGTCAGCTTGTGTTACTTTTCCATCTTTGTTTAGGTCAGGAAACTTTTTTTTCTTTTTCATTTTCTTCATCATGATCTAGCTACCTTCTTTGCTCGTGCAGACAAGTCTTTGAAATGCACTACAGGTTTCGATGTTTTAGAATGTGTCTTTCCTGTATGTATCTTTCCATTAGGCATCTTGTGTACTGCACCTTTGAACTCTTTGCCTGTTTTGAAATAATGTTTGGTTTTAGCACCCATCAACATTTACCCTTTTTCTTTTTGCCTTTTTTCTTCATTGGTTTTCCGTACATTATAATAACCTCAATATATCGTTAAATTTATCACTTACCAAAACAAACACAACTATTGCACCATAAGCTATGTATTTGAATCTAAAAACTTCTGTCTTTATATCTTTGACATCATCCATCAGATTATCAATATCTTTTGCCATGTGCGACAAA